GTGCCTGAAGGCGGTAAGCAGGCCGCGTGGCTTCAACGTGCGCCAGGACTGCGTTATCTAGCGACGCTCGGATCTGGTCCTGTAAGAGGCTTATGGACATTTAACGGAAAAGGCTATGCTGTCTCCGGCGCGACGCTATATGAGATAGATACCGAATGGAACGCGACAGCTAAAGGAACAATTGCTACCGGCCCTAGTCAAGTTAATATGACAGACAATGGCACGCAATTATTTATAGCCGACGGTAATAACGGATATATTTATAATAGCAGCAACTTCACGCTTGCTTGCACGACCGTTAGCGGCGACGCGACGGTTACAACCACGGATACGTCAGGTATTTACGTCGATCAGCCTGTATCCGGCACAGGTATTCCTGTAGGAGCTAAAGTTTTAAGCATTACGAACGCTACGACTTTTGAGCTAACTGCCAATGCTACCGCCTCAAATACAGGCGTTACGCTGACGTTCTCCGACTTTCTGACGCAGTTAAGCACAAACTTTTATGGCGCTGTAGGCTGTGGCTTTCTTGATGGGTGGTTTGTCTATAACCAACCGAATAGTCAGACATTTTGGGTTATGGACGCGACAGGCACAACGATTGATCCGCTTTACTTTGCCAGCGCGGAAGGCTCGCCGGATAATCTTGTTACGTTGATCGTAGACCACCGCGAAATCTGGTTGTTTGGTCAAAACTCAGTAGAAGTCTGGTATGACGCCGGACTGCCTGACTTTCCTATGGCGCGTATCCAAGGCGCGTTTAACGAAATTGGCTGTCTTGCTGCCTATTCGGTCGCCAAACTCGACAACGGTCTGTTCTGGCTCGGCGCTGACGCGCGCGGTAATGGCATTGTCTATCGGTCTAAAGGCTACTCCGGCGAACGCGTATCGACCCATGCAGTCGAGTGGCAGATCCAACAATACAGTAACCTATCCGACGCTGTTGGATATACATATCAGCAAGACGGCCATAGCTTCTACGTCCTGAATTTTCCGACTGCCGATACCACATGGGTTTATGATGTAGCGACCGGCGCATGGCATGAGCGCGCAGGATGGGAGAACGATCAGTTCACCCGCACGCGCGGTAGTTGTCAAATGAACTTTAACAATGAGATCGTTATAGGCGATTATCGCACAGGCGAAATTTTTGCCTACGATCTCAATGTTTATTCGGAATCGGGAACTACACAAAAATGGTTGCGTTCATGGCGCGCGTTGCCAACGGGTCAGAACAATTTAACCCGCACAGCGCAGCATAGTCTTCAGCTTGACTGTCAAGCTGGCGTTGGTTTACCTGGGTATGCAACGCCAACATATGTCTTTGAAAATATTTTAGACAGAGCGTCTGATAATATTTACACCCGCGATGATGAGCTTATTCAGTCTCGCGAATATAATCCTGCTACAATAGGCGCAGATCCGCAGGTTATGCTGCGATGGTCGGACGATGGCGGACATACTTGGTCAAATGAGCACTGGAAGTCTATGGGGCCAATAGGCCGAACAGGCTACCGCACAATATGGCGTCGGCTCGGCATGACGATGAAACTCCGCGATAGGGTCTATGAGATATCGGGCACCGACCCCGTAAAGATTGCTATTATGGGCGCTGAACTGCACGCGAGCCCGACCAATGCCTAATTTAGTTGATAACAACACACAGATCCCCGCCGCGCGCGTTAAGATGAATGACGACACTACGGGATTCGTTAACCGCCCGTGGTATCGTTGGTTTTTTAATACTTACCAAGCGCTTGAAGCGGGACGTAGATACGGATCATTTTATAGCACAACAGCTTTTACACCTGCGGCTACTAACACAGCATATGCAATAACCTTCAATAATACATATACTCGCGCGGATGGGTCTGATGTAACGTATGGTGTTTATATCGGCACACCCACGTCTCGCGTTTACGTGGATAATACGGCTACTTATAATTTTCAGTTTTCAGCGCAATTAAAAAATATATCTGGCTCGGGGCATAGTATTTTTATTTGGCCTCGCGTTAACGGTGTCAATGTAGATGATTCCGCGACACAAGTAACTCTAGGCAGCGGCTCAAACGCTGCGGCTGTTGCCGCGTGGAATTTTGTGCTAAACCTCCAGACGGGGGATTATTTTGAGCTTATCTATTCAGTGGATAGCACAAACGTCACGATCCCTTATGTTGCCGCGTCTGGGCCTGTCCCCGCTATCCCCTCGGTCATCCTGACCGTAACAAGTTCTGTAGGTGTCTAAATGGCTGTTGTAACGCCCACCGCTAAAGCTCAGTTTATTGACGCCGCAGGCATACCGCTTGCTGGCGGTCTTCTCTATACATATCAAGCAGGCACGACGATTCCGCAATCGACTTATACGGATTCGACTGGCGCGGTTGCAAATACCAACCCAATTGTGCTGGATGCGCGCGGTGAAGCTAATATCTGGCTTGGATCTGCGACATATAAATTTAGACTTGCTGATTCTACAGATACTGAAATTTGGACAGTCGATAACGTCTCGGCCCCAACAACAGCGTTGTCGCCAGTATTGTCAGGTAACGTCACGATTGATTCGGATACGGCAGGCCCAGCTCTTAAAATAACGCAGACTGGCGGTGGGCCAGTGCTTCGCGTTCAAGACAGCGCCGATCCTGACGCAACGCCTTTTATCATTGATAACACAGGCCAAGTAGGTATTGGAACTGCTACCCCAGCTAATGCCCTTGATGTTGCTGGCGGCACGGTTCAGATCTCGTCATCGGGCGGCACGTCTTATACGACTATATCAGCCGACGCGACGGATTCTATCTTTGCTGCGACAAGTTCACGAAATCTTACTTTTAAAACAGACGCAGCGACCCGATTGACTGTTAATAGCACGGCAGCAACATCTACTGTCCCTGTCGTGCTTCCGGCTGCGCCAACAACTACGCTTCAAGCGGCGACTAAGGGGTATGTTGATAACCTAACAGGTGCTCCCGCAGGCGTTATCATGGCTTTTGCGGGGACGGTTGCACCAACAGGATTTCTTGCTTGCGAAGGCCAAGCAGTTTCAAGAACAACCTATGCTACTCTTTTTACCGCCATTGGCACGACATGGGGTAGCGGTGACGGATCCACGACGTTTAACTTGCCAGATCTTCGCGGTATGTTTGTGCGCGGCACAGGCACTAATGCGACTGGATCGTCTAGCGGTGCGGTAGGCCCATCAGTCGGCGCATACGCGGCTGACACTTATTTAAACCATAACCATACTGCAACGCAAACCGCTCATAGTCACTACGTGCAACCTTCTGGTTTTAATGGTGGATCTTCGGGTGTATATAATCAGCCAGTAAATTATGTATCTGATACTACCATATCTACATCTTCAGTGGCCCCTGCTATTACTGTAGCCACATCCACGACCGGCGGCACGGAAACAAAGCCAAAGAACTATGGCGTGCTATACATCATCAAGACCTAATGATCGCGCTATAGCCTTAAAGATAGGCTATGCCGCGACTGATTGGGAAGACTATATAAGTTACGAGGACTACGAGGCTATTGCGGCAGATTGGGATTTAAAATTGATCGTGAGAGATAACACGCCGATAGGAGCTATCTATTCCAAAAACGGCGAAACTCATGTATCAATATTACCTGAGTGGCGCAGGCGCTGGCTGACTAAAGGATTGTTAAAAGAAATCTTGGCGGATATGCAATTTACAAAAGTCGCTAAAGGCCATGATTTCATGTATAACATATTGGAAAGACTAGGTTTCAAGCGACAGGCAGATGGAACCGTAGCAAGAGAGAACTAATATGGGTTTTCAATCAGCCGCTAACGCTCAAGCGCAAGGCACCCAACAGGGCATGATGTTCCAAGCGGCTGCGGCTCAACAGCAACAGCAAGCTCTTCAGCAAGCGCAAGAACGCGCGGCGGCAGATTTAAAAGCTGGTCGGGAGCAAGGTATAGGCGCGCTGCAAGCCGGTCAGGCTGGCGCTCTCGGCGCTCTCCCACAATATTATCAACAAGGCATTGGTTTCCAACAGCCTTATATGCAGGCAGGCGCTGGAGCTACAAATCAGCTCGCGCAGCTCTTTGGTCAAGGCGGCGCGTATACGCAACAGCCGACGCTTGAACAGCTTCAGATGGATCCGAGCTATGCTTTTCGGCGTCAGCAAGGTGAGCAAGCAATGCTTAACGCGGCTCGCGCGGGCGGTTTGGCGGGGTCGGGTAGAGCGTTAACGGCAGCTATTGATTACGGTCAACAAGCAGGAAGCCAAGAGTATAGCAACGCTTACAATCGTTTTATGGCTAATCGTTTAGCCGCCACACAAGGGCTTCAAGGTTTAGCTGGTCTGGGCGCAAACGCCGCGCAAACTTCGACAGGTCTTGCGGGTCAGACTGGCGCTAATCTAGCGAATGTATACACAGGCACAGGCGCTAACATCGCTAACACCGCAACCGGCACGGCGGCTAATCTAGCCAACACCTACGCCAACACAGGCAACCAACTTGCCAATGTCTATGGCGGTCTTGGTCAAGGGCTTGCTCAAGGCGCGGCTAACATTGGTTCGATCTACGCCCAAGGCGCGATGGGGCCGACTAATCTTCTTGCCGCTCTTGCGGGTCAAGGTCTGCAAGCTGGCGCGTATATGTATGGGCGCAGGCCAGCGTCGGGAGTTGTAGGTTAATGCCGATTCAATACCAACCACTTCCCGAACTTCAGATTCCAAACGTCAATATCCTTGGCGCGTTAGCGCAAGGGCAAGCCTCTTCTTTGCAAGAAGCACAAGCGGAAAAACTGGCGCAGAGTTTACAGATTCAAGCCGACAAAGACGCACGCGAAGCTAGTCTGGCAGCGCAGAAATTAAAAAACGAAGAATTAGATTTTGCGGTTAAAAATGCAAATATATTTAGAGATCGTTTGCAGCAAATAAATCCCACATCACCTGACGCGCAAGCCCGTTACGACGCACTTTTACAAGAGTTTCAGCCTAAAGCCCCGTCGCTTTTGGCTAACGTCCCGACTGTGTTTAACGCGCAGACGCAACGCGATCTACTTACCTCGCACGATGACTTTATGAAAGTGACCGCGCCTAAAGAGCGCGACACGATGGTAGACGGCAAAGTCGGCAAGGCTACGTTTATCTTCGACCCATACTCTCAAACGGAGCGCATGGTCAGCGGATCATTTCAGCCAGGGGCTAAAGATCTTGTCGAAGTAAAAGACAAAGACGGAAATATTATCGGCGTCCGCGAAAAGGGTAGCACACAAATCCAAGAGCTGACGTTACCAGGGCAAGCGGCACCTACTGTTGCTGCGCCTGTTGATGGTATGCCAGGGCCGCGTGGCGCGGCAGTCGGTATGGATCTTACCCGCAAGTTTGAAGGGTTTAGAGAGAAGCCATATTTTGACGTTAACGCACAGCGCGTCGGTTACGGCAGCGACACGGTAACAACGCCAGAAGGCAAAGTTGTTCCTGTCACTAAAAGCACGACGACAACTCAAAAAGACGCGGAACGCGATCTTAAACGCCGGATTGAAACGGAATTTATCCCCAAAGCCGCCGCACAGGTAGGCCAAGAGAATTGGGATCGGCTACCAGAAAACGTCGCAGGCGCGCTTACATCTGTCACTTATAATTACGGAAGTCTACCAAACAAAGTTGCGGCGGCTGTTAAGACCGGCAACGTGAACGCTATAGCTAACGCGGTCGAAGCATTAGCCGACGATAACAAAGGAGTTAATCGCGGACGCCGCATGAGCGAAGCCGCGACGATTCGCGGTAGCGAAATGCCTGGAACGGCTGCGGTTCCATCATTTGCCGCCGCTCCGCCCCCTGCGGCTCTTGGTATGTCTCCGCAGATTGTGCCGCCTATCAACATGATGGCGGGCGGCGCTATGCCGATTCAGAACGCGATGGCCGCTCCAGCGGCACCACCAATGACACTTGCAGAGTTTGCAAAACAGCCGTTAAAGAAAAAGAACACAGTGTTCTTTAAAGATCTTCTTACATCCTATGAAGACCAAGAGCGTGCAGGTATTCTTCCAACTAAAGAAGAAGGCCCGATTGCACGCGGTAAAAAGATCGCTTTGGCTAATGTGCCGCCTGCCGTTGCGCGCACAATAGATCCAACGGGTCAAGAACTGCGCGACATTACGATCAATAAGATAGATCAGTATGTAACTATGTTGCGCGAAACTGGCACAATGACCGGCGGCGAAGGTAATACAATTGCTGAACTTGAGGCCAAAAAGAAAATGCTTGGCGGAAGCGATCTGACGATTGATGCTCTTCGTAAGATTGTAGTCGATCTTGATAAACGCTTTGGCACCGGCACACTCAAAGCCGAAGGCGGCTCAAAGACTTTCACGGTGAATGTCCCTGGCATGGGCGCAGTTCCATTCCCTAGCCAAGAAGCGGCGGACGCATTTAGAAAAGAGGCGGGCCTCTAAAGATGGTCGATTATGCCGCGCTCATTGCTAAACACGGTGGCACCGCGCCAGAACCAAGCGCGGTAGACTATGCAGCTTTAATAGCCAAACACGGCGGCACCGCACCTGAGAAAAGTTTGACTGCCGAACGCGCAGTTCCTGTAGCTATGGGCGCGGCAGCGCCGACAGTTGTAGGCGCGTTAGGCGGCATGGGCGCAGCGGCATTAGGTGGCGGCGCAGCGATTCCGGCGGCTTTAGGCGGCGCGGCGTTACTTGGCGGCGCTGAACTTGTCGGCAATCTTTATAATGTTGCGCGAAGCGCGACTGGCTATAAACCCGTCAAAACACCGTTCGAGTATATTCGCGGGGCGCTTCCGCAAGAATTTCAGCCGCAGACGCCGCAAGAGCGCATGTTAGCCGCTGGCGTTGAAGGCGGTCTTGGCGCGGCGACCGGCGCAGGCGCTGCACGATCAGCCATTAACGCGATGTCATCGGCAGGGCGCGCAGCTCCGGCAGCGCTTAACGTATTAGCCGCGCAACCAGTCGCGCAAACGGCAGCGGGTATTGCAGCGCCTGTCGCGGCTGAAGCAGCGCAACAAGCTGGCGCGGATCCTTACACGCAATTTGGCGCGGCTATTCTTGGCGGCGTTGCTGCCGGTAAGTCAGTTAGCACACTTAATAAAGTTGGGCGCACCGCTTCGGCCACGCTTCAAAATATTGGTTTGCCATCTACGCAACAACTTGGGCGAGAGGCCGACGCAGCGTTTAACGCGGTTAAAAGATCTGGACTTGAGTATGAGCCTTCAGCCGTTAAGGATTTTAGAGATCGTTTAGAATTGCAATTAGAAGCTGACTATGATCCGGCAAGCAGCCCCAAGGTCATGTCTATTCTTAACGGAATCACGAAAAAAGCTGACGCCGGTAAGACATCTATTAAAGATTTGCATGATCTTCGCAAGAGAATTGGTAATGAACTCCGCAGCGGTTTCGATCCGTCGCAGCGCACACAGCGCGCTATGGGCGGCATAATGACCGACGCGCTGGATGATTTCATAACTGACCCGAATACGACAACTGTATTTAGCAAAGCCGTTCTTGACCCAACGCAGATCACGCAAACTTTCCAAGACGCTATCAGTAAATATAAAATGATGAGCCAAAGCGCGGAAATTGAACAAGCCGTTTCGCGCGCAGCTAAACCTAAAGCTGACTTTGGCTCTGTTATTCAAACTCAAATGAGTCGCATTGCAAGCAGTCCTGCACGTTTAAATCGCTTTACGCCAGAACAACGGCAAGCTATTTCGTCGATTGCGGCAGGTGAATTTGCGCCTGGTTTTGTCAGCGGTCTTAGCAGGTTTGCCCCATCATTAAGTGTCCCTGGTCTTCTTAAAGGCGGCATCCAAGGCGGTATCGGTTATGCTGGCGCGACGGCTGGTATGCCTTTAATTCCTGCCGCTATGGGCGGTTTAGCTGCCGGTGGTTTATTAGCGCGGGGCGGTCGCAATATACTGGCTAACATGGCTATGAGAAATCTAGCCGCTTCAACGCGCGGCGGCGCACTTGCTGCGCCTTTAGCACCTGCTAACTTTGGCTTGCCTGCAATAGCGCAAGGCGTAAACGCGATGGCTCCGCAATGAACAGCGAAATCCAAGTCTTCTTTGATGTCGCCGTAGGCGTTATCGGCGTCCTGGGCGGATGGGTATTGAATACCGTCTGGGGCGCTGTCAAAGACTTGCAAGTTGCCGATAAAGAACTGGCCGAAAAGGTTGGTGAAATCGAGGTGCTTGTTGCTGGTCGTTACATCACACGCGAAGAATTTAATACCGTGCTCAATCAAGTGTTTGCAAAACTCGACACCATTCGAGATCTTGTAAGCCAGAAAGCAGACCGGCGATGAAAGAGAACTACGCGCAAGCTCTCAAACAAGTTCTTAAATATGAGGGCGGCTACGTTGACCATCCGAAAGACCCAGGAGGCCCGACGAATAAGGGCGTTACGCAAGCAGTCTATGATGCTTGGCGCAAGTCGCAGAATCTCTCAACGCAAAGCGTGCGCGCTATTGTTGATTCGGAAGTTGCGGCGATTTACAAGAACCTCTATTGGGATCGTGTTTCTGGAGATAATTTGCCCGACGGCGTTGATTTTGCTGTGTTCGATTTTGCTGTGAATAGCGGAGTCAGCCGCGCAGCTAAGACGCTTCAAGCT